GCCTTAGACCCAATCGTGGGAGATGCTCTCAATCGTTGCTACTTTGACGGGGATATGGATACCGCGAAGTCACTAGCAAAGGCTTATCTGCAATGACGCTCGGCGTTCATCAAGTCGATGGGCGCATCGCTGAGAAAGCGGCAGTAAAGATTCGAGCTGCGCTTAAAAAAAGCGTGAATGCCAACGATGTCGTCGCTGGCTACTTGCATACGCACCCTGAAGTAACTGAGTTCATCTCTCAGGATCGCGCTAGGGCTAGAGCGTGGGCGATGCACAATGTCACCCTTGATCACACGGCTTTAGAGTCAGCCTTGCGTCAACATTACGCAGATATGTATGTGACGGGCGTGGCTTCTACTTATGACGCTTACGGACAAGCCCTTCGCTCGCGTAAAGCCGAGAAAAAACCTGTTCACAACTGGGATTCGATGGCATGGGCGGCTAAAGTCTTAGAGAACGCGATCAACTGGGATACATGGGTGCCGGGCAATAAGGCGACTGAAGCCCTCGTCAGACCGCCGGGTGGATTACAAAAACTACTGGGCGATGTGAAGATCAAGTCGCTTGATATGAAAAAATCAAGTTACGACTTACTTGGCTCTAAGTTGGCAGACGGCTTCGCTATAGGTGCGAGCCCCACAAAACTTGCTTCAATGATTGAAGACTCACTTTCTACGCCTGAACGATCGTTGATGATTGCTCTCACAGAAGGCTCGCGAGCCGCTAACGCCGCCGCAGTTGACTCTTATGCAGCTCTAGGCGTTGATCAAATTCAATGGGTATCAGCCGACCCTGATGATGAAGAATGTGACATCGATGGAGAGATTACGGATGTCGATGGCGAATTTAGCAATGGCTTGACGGCGGAAGATATTCCAGTTCACCCAAACTGTCGTTGCTCAACAATGGGCGTACCGCCTGAGCCTTCGCAAGAATCTTTGGATGAAGTCAACGCAAGCGATCAAGCATCCGAAGAATAAAAGCATTACAATTTAACAATAATCCGAGAGAAGGAATCCAATGGCTCTTAACCACTCAAACATCACAGTAGGAACTACTCCAACACCTTTGGTTACCTTGCCGAACGGTGTGGGTTATGTAGCAGTTCAAATCAACAATCGAGATTCAGCCGCTATTTTCTTAGGCGATAATGCGGTAACAAATACAGTCGGTCTAAATGGCGGACAAAACCTTGCGGCAAATGCCAGCGTTCAAATTTGGATGCACGGCAATGAAACTATTTACGCCGTTTCAGCCGCAGGTACCGCTACCGGTGCAGTATCAGTTATCTATTCAGCCTAAAAATTAAATATGAGTGACACTTTCGTACCACCTGCAGGTGTAGCCGAAGCCGCTAAGCGCGCGCTTGGTTGGATCTCTGATGGTCACGCTGGCGGGGGTTTCACAGATACGGGTCGCGCTCGCGCTTCTCAACTAGCAGGTCGCAATGCAGTATCGAAAGATACGATCAACCGCATGGTGAGTTTTTTCGCTCGTCACGAAGTTGACAAGCAAGCGGAAGGATTTAATCAAGGTGAGAAAGGATTTCCGTCACCCGGTCGTGTCTCTTGGGATGCGTGGGGCGGGGATGCTGGAAAATCTTGGGCTGAAAGTGTCGCATCTAAATTCAACAAGGAGAAAGCAACAATGACCAACGACTTCGCTAATTCATACGCCGCGATTATTAAGCAAGAAAAGCAAGAGGACGGATCACTTCTCGTTTATGGAAAAGCAACTGATGATTCTTTGGACATTGATCAACAAATCTGCGACGATGCTTGGCTCTCAGCTGCAATGCCTGAATGGTTCAAGACCGGCGGAAACATTCGTGAGCAACATTCTTCAATCGCCGCAGGAGTAGCGAAAGAGTACGAAGCAAAGGCAGACGGTCATTACATCTCCGTTCTCGTCGTTGACCCAGTAAGCGTCAAGAAAGTTGAGTCAGGCGTACTCAAAGGCTTCTCAATCGGCATCAAGTCACCTCGTGTCGTTCGCGATCAGAAAGCGGCTAACGGTCGCATCATCGACGGACAGATCGTTGAGGTCTCACTCGTCGATCGCCCTGCCAACCCAAACGCCAAGCTCATGCTTGCAAAGAGCGTTGAAGGCGAAGCCAACTTGATTCAGGTTGAAGAACTCGTCGAGATCGAAGCCGTTGAGGAAGCAACTGAAAAGCGCGTTGTCTCTCCAAAAGAGCGTGAGCAACTTGCAGATCAGGGATTGGCATTGCCGGACGGCTCGTACCCAATCAAAACTGTTGCCGATCTTAAGAATGCGATTCAATCATTCGGTCGCGCAAAAGACAAAGACAAAGTAAAAGAGCATATAATTACACGCGCTCGCGCATTAGGTGCGATCGACCAACTACCGGAAGGATGGAATGTGAAGAAGTCACCAGTTATCGACACAATCCTAGAGATGCACGACAAGGCAACAAACGGTGGGTTGGTCAAGTTCGACCAAGCATCTTACGATGCCGCTCGTAAGGCTCTAGTTCAACTTATTATCACCGAAGCCACAGAGATGGGCGACACGGACTCAGACGAGCGCGACGATATCGACACGCTTCTCTCAGCCCTCAAGCACCTCTTCAGCTGGCATGACGGAGAAGTCGAAGAAGGCGAAGCACTCGCTACCGATGCTTCAATGCTCAATCTTGCAGCTGATGCGACAACAAAGGATTGCGACTGCGATGGATGCGCCGCTTGCCAAGAAGATGGCGGATGCGACGATGACATCTGTAAGGGTTGCACAAAGATGACCGCCAAGTCTGCGTTCGTAGGCAAGTGCCTTCAATGCGGATGTGGCGCAGTCGGCGACGATCACGGTAAGACCGTAGTTCAGATTCCGGGCAACAATGGCGGAATCCGTACAACTGCAAATGTCTCAACCGCAACGATCGTCACTCCGGAACAAAACGCTGGCTCAATCAAGTCAGCCGATGCTGAAACTCCTGTCGATGTTCCTGTCGAGACTCCAGCTGATGAGGCTAAGCCTGAATCAGTTGTTGAGGAAGTCAAGGAAGAAATCGAAAAGATCGAAGAAAAGATCGAGGAAGAAGTAAAAGATATTCTCGGTGAGAAGTCCGTGACTTCGATCATCGAGAAGGCAGTAAAGAGTGCGTCTGAAACAGTCAAAGCTGAGATCGCCGAACAACTCGCCGCATTAAAGGCGGCTGAGGAAAAGGTGGTAGCTCTTGAATCAGAACTCGTAATTGCTAAATCTGCGGCACTTGCTGGTGGCCCTAAGCGCACCGGTCGCGTCGTGGTAAACGATTCAAATGAACTACTCATCAAAGCCGCTGAATATCGCCTAAAGGCATCAGCGACATCAGACCCAATTCTCGCTAAAGGTTACAAAGCTCTAGAGAAGGAATATCTCTCTAAGGCTGGCGGAACTGTTAGCGAAGAATAAACCCACTCGAAAGGAAATACCTTAAATGGCGCTACAAGCACCTAAGGCTTCCGACCTCTTTAGCGATGTTGATTCGCCAAAGAAAGCCGCGAAGCGCATGGACGAATTTCAGGGAGAACTGAACAAGTCCTTCTCACTACCAAACACAAATGGTCTTACACCTGCACAGGATCCAACCGCGGCTCTTGAAGCTCTCGCAGCTACAAAGTCACTTGCTCCTGATGCACTTGCTGGACTTAACAACGCGATTGCTTCTCAGCGTCTTGCATTGCAGGATGTTCAGAAGGACATTTCGCTTACAAGCCCACTTTCAACTAGCTTTGCCGCCTTCGATCTCGAAGCACCAGCCAAGCTCCTCACACCACGCCCAACACCACTTCGTAACCGCATCCCTCGTAAGAAGGGCGTAGGTACTTCACACCGTATCAAGCGCATCACCGGTTACACAGGTACCGGTACTGGTGGACAAGGTCAGATTTGGCCGGGCATCACAGAATCTACAACTACCGCTTTTGGTTCAATCAACTTCGAGCGTGGTTCAAAGATTTCATACACAGCTGATGACATCATCCTTCCATACAACTCTTACAGCCTCTCAGATTCAGTATCATTCGATGCTAACTTCTCAGGCTTGGGTTATCAGGATCTCCGTCAGCTCTCATCAACATCAACACTCTATGCAACAATGTTGATGGAAGAACGCATGATGCTCATGGCTCGCGGAACTGCAACTGGCTATGCCGGCGCACTTTCAGCACCAAGCGCACCAACACTTGCCGCAATCACCGCAACAGGTTCTGTTACTGCTCTCGCTAACAACACCTACTATGTCTATGTAACTGCCGATGCAGGTATCTCATCAACTGGTTTTGGTGAGTCTGTAACTTCATCAGTTGCTTCACAGGCTACAACTTCACAGGCTCTTACAGTCACAATCACACCCGTAACAGGCGCGATTGCATACAACATCTATGTTGGTACAACAACTGGTGCGGCTAACGCTAAGTATCAGGGTCGTACAACTGGAACTGTATTCACCCTCGGTGGCACAGGAACATCTGCAACTGGAAATCAGGCTCCATTCACAACAACTGGTGCAGTCGCTACACGCGCCGCATCTGACACCTCTGCATATGCAACAGGTTACGATGGAATCCTTCCTACAGTTCTTGGTTCAAACACCGGATACAACAACTTCATCAACTCAGTATTCTCAAATACAAATCCGGGCACTGAGTTCCAGACTGTATTTGCAAACCTTTACAACTCAGTAAAGGCTGATCCAGATGAGATTTTGATGAACGGTTCAGATCGTAAGCAGCTCTCTGATGCAATCAAGGGTTCAGCAAACGCTAACTACCGTCTTCAGATTTCACAGGATGAAGCAACTGGAGTTACATTCGGTTCAGTCGTTAACGGTATCGTCAACGAAACAACCGGAAAATCATTAGAAATCACGGTTCACCCTTGGCTTCCACAGGGCGTTGCACCAGTTCTCTCATACACACTTCCAATTCCTGACACAGAGGTTTCGGATGTATGGGCTAACTACCTCGTCCAAGATTATATGGGGATACAATGGCCGGTCACCCAGTTTGCCTACGAATTTTCCACATATTTCCGCGGAACATTCTTCTGTTCTGCACCTGCGTGGAATGGCGTCGTATCAGGCATCACCGCCGCTTAATAACGGCAACGAATCGGGGAGAGTCTTTCGGGGCTCTCCCCCTTTCACAAAAGAGAGGCGAAAGAAATGGCAAGACTTGTACCAAGAGATGGCTTCGCAAAAGAAGTTGAGATCAATCGGCAATCAGGCAAGAAAGTTTTACGCGCCGGCAAAGACGGAATGTATCGCGTAGACAATCCAAAAGATATTGCGGCATTAAAGGCAGAGGGTTTCACCGAAGGCAACTTAGCATTACATACAACTGGCGATGGCGATCGAGGCTATAATTGCACTAACTGTGGCTTCGGATCGTGGTTCAAACTGTGTTCTAAATGCGGGCACGAATCGTCAGCACCTAAAACAGACGGAGATTAAAAATGACATCAGCGGTCTCACCGATTACCCAGTTCCAATCGGGCTCATACCTTACGATCGCTGAATACAAGAACGCTCCGACCGCTATCGACTACAACAACCTTGTAGTTGGCGGAACATCAGCTCAACAAGATGCCGAACTCGCGTCGGTCATTCAGCGAGCCTCGTCATTTATCGACATTTATGTGAATCAGCCTCTTATTGCTCAAAACTTCCAAGAACAGTCGCGGACTCGTATCACCCAAGAGGGCTTCATGGTGATCTCGCCGGACTTCAACAATGTGGTCTCGCTCAACTCTCTCTCATACGGCGCAACACCTACGGCTATGACTGCGGTTGCCGATGGCGCGTTGCAGTCTTGTTGGTTCGAGAAGTCACAGATCATCTACCCAATGAGTCAGGTCGGAATCGGCTACTCATCTCAGGGTCCGCTTTCTTTCGGTTTCCCACCGACAGTTCGCTCTCGCATTTACGCCGCCTACAACTACACCGCTGGCTACTGTAACGGCTTGATCTCATCAGCAAGCGCAGGTGCATCGTCATTCACGATGATTGACCCAATCGGTCTGACTGCGGGAACAGTCGTCACGATCTATGACGGTCAATACACCGAGCAGGTAGTCGTTTCGCCTACATATACTTACGGTTCAAGTACCGTGGCTATTACTAGCACACTCAAATACGCTCACGCTTCAGGCGTAGCGGTGGGCAATATGCCTCAGGCGGTCAAAGAAGCTGCAATCTTAATTACCACAGACTTCCTCAAGGTTCGTGGAGATAACTCGCTCACAATGGCAGTAACGACCCGCGCCTCTAGTGGACCAAGCGTTCAGGACATTATCGGATCTGATCTTGCGCTCGCCAAAGAATTGCTCGCCCCATTCCGACGGATGCGCTAAATGGCAGTCGGTCGCGTTCAGCTTCGCTCCACTCTTTACAATTACCTTACCGGCGCGAGCATTGCCACGCTCAATCAGATTTTCACATCGTTTCCAAAGCGCATCAACTTTCAAGTCAATGCAAGTGCGGGTCAGTTATCTCGATCTGCTCTCGTAATCTTTATCCAAAGCGAGCGCGAAACTCGTCTAGCAATCGGCGGAGCAACAAACGGCTGGAAGCGCGTAGATTTTCAAGTTGTCTTGCAGGTCTTCCATCACTCGGTACAAAACAACGCCGAAGATGCGATGGCAGATTTTGATACACTTATCGATAACATCAAGAATACGCTTCGAGCCAGCCATAACTTCGGTGATTCATCGCAAGTCAATGTATGGCAAGGCGCGGAACCTGTGATCGACTGTCTGTACGGAGAACCTGTCACATCTGATAACGGAGCGACGGAAACTTGGGCAGAGATTCGATTCGATGTTACCCAAATGATTCAGGCATAGGAGAACGATGGCTACTTATCAGTATAACGGTGACGATGTTCGCGAGTTCCCAACTCTCAAACTAACCGTTAAGCCCGGCGACACTTTCGAGTCAAAGGATGAGGTTATCTCAGCCGATGTCACTCTCGCTTCAGCATCAAAGAAAACAACACCAGCACCGTCAGCCGCGCCTGACACAACAGTAGGAGAGTGAATAAATGGCACTACAAAATACCCATCGTTCGTATATTGGAATCGCAAAAGAGTCAACAAAGGGAACGGCAGTAACAACACCTACTGCGTACATCCCAGTTATTGCGAACACCGTCAAGCCACAAGACATTTACACGCCTCTTTACGATGAAGGTCTTCGCGGATCACTCGTCAAGAACTACAACTATCTACAGGGTCGAGTTCACTCAACCTACGACTTCGGTGGTGCAGTCTTCGCAGACACAGTAATTTATCCTCTCGCTGGCGTACTTGGTGAAGATGTAGTTTCAGGATCAGCTCCTTATGTTCACACTCTCTCATTGAAGAACTCAGCAACATCAGGTGCAGATGCTCAGCCTTCTGCATACACAATCCTTGACTTCTACGGTGCTGGCGTTCGCTCATGGGCTGGACACCAGTTCCACGATTTCTCTCTAAAGTGGAACGCTGATGGACTTCTCGAATACGATGCAAAGTCAACCGGATGGCAGTCAGCCACAGTTTCAACTCCAACACCTTCATTCTCGACTGTATTGCCTACCGTCGTATGGACTGGAACCGTGAGCGTTGCCGGAACAACCGTTTCAACAAACACAATGGGCAACATCGATATGAAGCGTCCGGTAACTCCTGTCTATGGAATCTCAAATGTGCAGACTCCTTATCAGGTATTTCTTGGAGCGTTGGAAGTTACCGGTAAGGCGACATTCCTTATGGAAAATGACACCCAGCTCACTAACTACCTCACCAACACACAACCTGCCCTTGTCTTCAACTGGACAACTGGATCAGGTGCGACACAGACTTCGATCCAAGCGACAATGACAAAGGGTGCATACACACTCGCAGTTATCGAGCGTTCAAAGGATTTCGTCGAAGTTCTCGTTGATTTCAACGCGCAAGGCAACTTGACCGATTCAGGAACCGTCGGCTACTCACCAATTAAGTGGGTCGTCAAGAACGCGGTTACAACTTCGGTCGCTTAACCTAGAACGCAGTAGGGGCGGCAGGTCGATTCGCCCGCCTTCGCGAATCCCGCGCCCCTATTGCCTAGATTTGCTAAGATAAAGAGAAGGCAACTAACAAGGAGGCAATATGTCCAAGAAAATTACACTTCCATCCGGTGCGACAGTTACCGTTAAAGATACTGCAAACCTAAAGGTAAAAGATCGCAATCGCATTATGCGCGCTGGCGATAAGGGAACAGATGCAGAGCGCGGAATCGCAATCGGAAATGCTCTACTTGCAATCATTATTGACGAGTGGAGTTACGATCTTCTCATTCCATCCGTGAAGGAAGATACGATCGACGAATTGCCAATCAAGGACTATGTCGCTCTTATGAAGGAAACAGAAGACCTCGTCAAAGACTTGTTTCCCGATCTAAAGGATACCGACGAGAACAGGCAGAATCCGAATAGCCCTTTAGAAAGCTCGAACGACTAAAAGACCTTTTCAGAGGATTTCAGCCGAACGAAGAATTCGAATATCCGAACGCCGAATGGTTCTATTATAGGTTCGCTGATCGTTTTGGGTGGACACCTGAGCAAGTAGATAACTTGCCAGCCGCCCAATCCGATTGGTTTCTTGCTATTGCAGATGCAGTTGAGCAAGTTAAAATGGAACAGGTGGAGAAGCGTTGAGCGATAATCGCAATGAAGTTTTTGCCGCTCTTAAAGCGTGGCAGAAGCGGATGGATGATGCGGGTATGAACGCAACCCGACTTATTACCCGTGATCTTCATAGTCGCGCTCAGGCTAATGCGCACGAAACTGTTAATCCGCCTGTTCAGAAAAATAATAAACTTCGTCATAATCCGCATATCGGACCACGATCGGGTGAAGGACCGAACTATGCGACGGGTAATCTCTTTCGCAATATCATCGCAAATCCTGTTCGTCGCGTTGGTTTTGAAAGTTATGTAGCAAGCGTAAGTTCAACCGCAGAATACGCGAGAGCGGTTGAAGAAGGCTCATCGAGATGGACAAGTGGGGTAAAATACCCTTATATGATGCCTGCGCGAGATTACCTAGTGCAATCAGGCAGAGCATCAGCATTTATCCGCGATGAAGTTAAAAGAGCGATGGGAGCGTAGCCAATGGCTGGCGATATTCCTAACTTAAATGTTGAAATCCTTGTTCAACTTTCCAATTTAACTGCGGCGGTCAATGAGGCAACGGCTGGTCTCAATAAGATTGGCGATGCGGCTAAAGCTCAAGAAGGAAAATTCAATCAATTAAAAACCACAATGGGTGGCGTTTTTGCTGGCAATTTACTTACTCAAGGGCTTGGCAGTCTTGAAGCAGGTCTCAAAGGAGTCGTAGAAGCCGCCTCTAAGGCTCAAACAACTACGGTTGCATTAGCAACTGCCATGAACAACGCTAAGGTCAATACAGAGGCAAATAGAACCGCCGTTGAGGGTTCCGTAAAGTCAATGGAAAACTTAGCGTTTACGGGCAACGATGCTCGTGAGGCAATGATGACCCTTGTTACGGCAACGGGATCAGTTTCTAAATCAACTGAGTTGATGGGAATGGCATCAAACTTGGCTCGCGCTCAACACGAATCATTAGGTGCGGCTGCTGAAACTCTTGCAAAGGCAACAACCGGAAAATTGGGCGGAGCGTTCAAAGAATACGGAATTACTCTTGACAATACCTTGCCTAAAAATCAAGCAATCACTAAAGCATTGAACGAAATGAATGAGAAAATCAAGAATCAAGCATCTGCTTATCTTGATACTTATGCTGGCAAAATGGAATTGCTTAAAACAAAAATGGATAGCGCGAAAGAAACTATTGGTGGAGCCTTAATTCCTGTTCTTACAAGTTTAACTGGTATATTCAGTAAAGCGTTGGATGTTATTAAACCTATTTTGCCGGAACTTACAATTCTTGCCGCAACGATTGGAACAGTAATTCTTGCGGTCAAGGCTTGGGAGATGGCTCAGAAGGCGTTGGACATTGTGCTAGATGCCAACCCAGTTATGCTTACGGTTGCCGCGGTTGTTGCTCTTATTGCGGTTTTTGTGACGGCGTGGAATCATAGTAAAACTTTCCGCGATGCAGTTGTCGATGCAATGCAAGCGGGGGTTAAGGCAGTTGGGTGGCTTATTGGTGCCGTTGGCGAATTGGTAACTGCGTTCCTAAAGTTCGAAACTGGACCATTAAAAGCAATTCTTTCAGTAGCGGCCGCCCTTCATTTTCCAGGGGCTAAGTCTGCACTTAATTTTATAAATGACGGTATAAAAGATGTTGGTCAGTTTTTTGATTCTACAAAAGCCAAAGTAGATAGTTTTGCTAAAGGTCTTGATTCATTAAAGAATCAAAAGATTTCTATTGGTATGAGTACGCCTGATCTTTCTAAAGGCGGAAAGGGCGATGTTTCCGCAATCGATGTTGCAGGTCAAGCCGCTGGCGGTAATGTATTAAAATCAGCCGCCGCCGCCGCTAAGGCACACGAAGCGTTGGTGAAGAAAAATAAAGATGAACTGCTCAAATTAAACACAGAGTATTCAAATGCTCTCATCAAGCGTCAGGATGAAATGGATGCGGCTATGCAGACTCGGCGCGATGCCGAAGCCGCCGCAACTTTACGATTTACTGAAACGCAAGATGATCTCAATCTTCGTCATAAAGAAGCGTATGCCGCCGCGCAGAAAACTTTTGACGAAGCGCAACAAGCGGCTGAAAAAACGCATACTGACGCTATTCTTCAAATAGATGCAGATTTTACAGCTAAGAAAGCCGATCTACTCACCGCCTCTAACGATAAGTTATTGGCGATTCAGAAACAATATGCCGATAGTGCAAAACAGATAGAACAAAACGCGGCAGATCAACAGAAGGCTATCGTTCAACAGTCGATCGACTTAATGACCAATGCGTTTGAAAATGCAACGAAGGTTGATATTGGTTCTCTTTTCAAGGTTGGCGATACGGCTGAAAGCCTTTCCGGAAAACTACAAACTCAATTAGATGCCGTTCTTAAATTGCAGGAAGATGCCGGCAAATTAGCGGCTCAGGGTTATTCCCAAAACTTCATCGACCAAATCATTGCGCAAGGACCGACAACGGGAGATCAGTTAGCACAGACTGTTCTCAACGCGACCCCTGCAACCGCAGAGAAAATTAAATCTCTTTACGGTCAGATCGAGAAGGTATCTTCAACCGGCTTGGATTCACTTGCGCAACAAATGAATAGTGGCGGACAACTTGCTACTCAGAAGTTGATGGATCAATACAAGGCGGTCGGAGATAAGTTACCGGGGCTTCTTGCTGATAATGCGGCAAAGATGGCTGATGCGATCGCAGCTGAAAATGCGGCATATCTCAAAGCCGTCGATGCGGCTACTGATGCTCACGATAAGGCAACTGCCGCGGCAAATAAGGCTCTTACCGATGCGATGGCAAACGCTCATCAACGCCAAACAGATGCTCAGGAAGCCGCAGATCAAACTCTCAAAGATGGAATGGCGACGGCTCAGCGCGCTCTCGAAGATGCGAATAACGCTTCAATGGAAGCCTACAATCGACAACTTGCCGCTATCTCGAAGGCGATGGATGATCAACTTTCGTCGCTTAATCAAAAAATCCTTAACACAAAGAAACTTTTGGAAAGCCTAAATGCTGGTGGTGTCGGATTGGGTGGCGCAACGGGAGTCGGTCAAATCCCTGCCCTTCCACCGGGTACTGGTCTTGGCTCTAGTAGCCCTACACAAACTGGTTCAGTTCTCAACATCACAAACAATGTCTCTACAACTGACCCATCGTTGCCTGCTCTTACTCAGGCTACACTTGCCGCAATTACTTTGGGTCAGACACAAGGAATAACATCTGCACAATCTTCCGGCGTAGCAAGTAGGGTTTCATAAAATGGCAACTTTAACTTCACTCAATCAATACGGCTTCGCGTGGAATGGTTTCGCATTTGGCGGAGCAGGTTCTCCTTATCAGATCACCGCAGCTGACGGCATTGAAGGTCTGCCAGTAATCCGTAATCAGGATGACAATCAGGGCTTCAACGATGGAATGTTCTCAGGTCGAGATTTCTTAGGCGGTCGTTCGATTACCCTCACGATTCTCACCCTTTCCAGCAATATAACGGCGACAATCACCGCGGCTACTGCAACAGGCTCAGGCGTAATTACCTACACAACCTCGGCTTATCACGGCTTCAATACAGGTCAGACCGTCACGATCACGGGCGTAGTCTCAACGGGTAACCCATCAGGAACTGCGGGAACGGGCTTCAATCAGACCAATCAGACCCTTACGGTTCTCAACAATACCCAGTTTACAATTCCCGTAACTCTTACCGACACTTACACATCCGGCGGATCAGCGAATTCAGTAATGAGCGCACAGGCTAACTACAACCTGTTGAAAAGTAATCTATTACCGACTCAGTCATACACAGCCTTTTCAACAACAAATCAGTTGCAGTTCAAGTTGCCACAAGTCTCAAATATCCAATTCTTTAACGCTCGCGTGAGAGATTCGAAGACGGTTATCACGCCTGAATTCACTTACGGATACATTACGAGCCAATGGACATTCTTCGCGCCTGACCCACGCTTCTACGACAATACGCAACAGTCAGCGTCGATCACGATTACTACATCGCTCGGTCGTACCTATAACCGCGTTTATCCTCTTACTTACGGCGGTGGCTCAGCTGCTATTACGACAACTGTCAACAACACAGGCTGGGCGACGACTTATCCCGTCATCACAATTAACGGACCGATCACAAACCCTACGATCGGAAATCTTACGCAGGGCGCAAACATCACAATTTCAGGTGTCTATGTAAATACCGACAACATCGTGGTTGATCTTGGGCAACGCCTTGTCACTCTTAACGGCTCACCTGCTCGAAATCTTGTAGTCGGTGGCTCTAACTGGTTCTCGGCTCAGCCGGGAGTCAATCAATTCTATCTAACTGGAACAGGTACACTTGCGGGTACGACCACCGCTAGTATTGCTTGGTACAACGCTTACATCTAAGGAGATCAGATGGCATTACGCACACCGCCGAGTTGGTTACAGAACGGTTCGCATCCTGCGGAAAATGACCGTCTGACTACTCAGGCAATCTTCAAGACCACAGGCATAGTCAATGCTGGCGATCTCGTAATCTCACAAAACGGTACTCCGAATATGTCTGTGAATGTGAGCGCGGGATGGGCGGCAATCGTTGGTACGACCCAAGCGAATATGGGTACATATCTTGCCTACAATGATGCGCTTACTAACCTGACGATCACTACGGCTAACGGTTCAAATCCGCGTATCGACCTGATCTGCATCTCTGTATCTGATTCTTATTATGTCGGTACAACAAATACCGTTGCATTTTCAGTTGTTGCCGGAACTCCTGCAGCTTCTCCATCTGTACCTGCGACCCCTGCTAACTCAATCGCGCTAGGACAGATCGCGGTTGGAACAGGTGTTACTCAAATTCTTACTGCTAACATTACGAATTACAATGTCTATGCCACATCAACCTTCGCAAGTCAGTTAAACTTAACCAGCGTCGAAACCGAAATCTTTATGGGAGCGTACTAATAAATGGCAACTAATACACCTACCTTATTCTTCCGTGGTGCCGCAACAACGACCACGACAACCGTTCTCTATACAGTACCGGCTTCGACAGTATCAGTCGTTACGAATATCGCGGTCACTAATATCACCGGTTCATCTGCGACATTTACTCTCGCTATGGGACCATCAGGTGCGCAGGTTGCCCTTCATACTGCGACTACGATTGCCGCTAACTCAACTATTTATATCGACTTGAAGCAAACTCTCGCCGCAACTAACACGATCACAGGTGGCGCGTCTGCTAACTCAACTCTCAACTTCCATATTTCCGGAATCCAACAGGCATAAGGGGATAAGTAAATGGGCTCAACTACAATTCCAGCAGTTTCGTCTGGTCAGCAAAATCTCACACTTCGTCAAACAATTACTTCATCGGGTGCGGTAACGATTCCTGCCGGTGTCACTCAGGTCTATGCGATCTTAATTGGTGGCGGTGGGTCAGGCAGTATGAACGGTTCATCAACTGGTGGAGCAGGTGGTGGCGCAGGAGCACTCGTTCAAGGTTGGGTACCGGCTACTTCAACTTGCGTTATTGGTAGCGGTGGCGCGAGCGTTACTAGCCTTGGAAATGGAAACAATGGTGGAAATAGTTCTTACAGCACTTTGATTGCTGGCGGTGGCGGTGCTGGAGGTCAAGCAACGGGTGTTGCTGGAACTCTTGGTGGAGCAGGTGGCGGCGGTGGCAGTTCATCAAATGGTGGCGCTGGTTCCGCAACTGTCTTGAATTATTCTTTCGGAACGGCTGGAACAGGTAGCGGAAGCGTTGCTGGTGGCACTGGTGGCGCTGGTTACAGTGCTGGTGGAGGCGGTGGAAGTACCGCTGCTGCTGGTGGCACTGGTGGCGCTGGTATCTCTGGCGGTGGCGGTGGTTCAGTTAATACAGGTAACGGAAGCGCAGGAACAGGTGGCGCTGGACTAATTGGTGGCGGTGGCGGTTCTGGAACTTCTAATGGAGCATCTGGTGGCGCTGGCGTATTTGCTGGCGGTACTGGAGCAACTGGAGCAGGTGGCGGTGGCGGAGGTTATATCTCAGCAGGTTCCAATGGTGTTGCAAATACAAACGGCGGTAATGGTGGCAATGGTGGCGGTGGTGGCGGTGGCGCTTATGTGAACTCCACAAGCGGAACCGGTGCTGGCGGTAACGGCGTTCTTTATCTTTATTACTAAGGAGAAAAATAGATGGCAACTTTTGCAGTTTTATCAGGTGATCTTGTTACTAATGTAATCGTCGCAGATACTTTAGAAAATGCCGAACTCGCAACTAACTCTGTCTGTATTGAATACACAGAAGATAATCACGCGGGAATCGGTTACTCATACGACGCTAAAAGTGGCAAGTTCACGCGACCTGCGGAGACAACCGACCCTGTAAAGTAGCGGCATGGCAACGACCTATTAC